GAGGAAATTAACATCCTTCGATGTCCTTAAATCTGATTAAATTGTTATTCATTGTCTTTCCCAACTCTATTACCTGTCCATAGGATCAGGGCTGTAGAGCTACTTCAGCAAAGAAGCTCCTTTTTCGAAGGATCGACGAGTGAAGTACAAGGGCGAGGAGATGAACCAGATGCGAGTCCGAATTTCTCGTAGGAACGCCAGGCCTCAAGATAAGCTTCGTGAAAACGTTGCTGTCTTTGAGCGCTCGCAATTACTACTCGAAGAGCCGCTTTCGCGGCTCGTACAAGTTCTAACTGAGATATAGGGAGATCCGTCTTTCCTTTATATTCTTGGTTATGAATTGTTAGGTAAGGTTTGGGTCACTTTGATCATTCGAAATCACCTAGAAGAATTTTAACTGACTTGTGGAAATTTAATCCACTTATCAATTGAAATCTATCTTCGTCGATTCCGTCTTTTCAGAGGGACTCTCACCAACCATCAATAGAGTTGTTTATTTCTCTATTAACAATTCAAAAACCTTGATTTAGTAGAAGAGAGAATTCCTGAAGACTAACTAAAGCTCTCTTACGAGTAGCTCCAAGTAGTTTTGGGCGATATCCTCTATATACAATCAATAGAACTTCTCATCACGCAAATGGATCTAGGAACAGAATCCCGAAGTCCCACAATCTTCCGATTGTAGAACGAGGGTGATTACTGGTCACAAAGGTCGGAAATGTATGGTTCAACCATACTCATGGCGCTTCAGAGCGTCCTTCAATGTACAATCTACAAATTTCCTCACTTTGACGGTGAAGAAGTTCTGCAGAGAGAGCATGGAAGAATGCCTGTTTCGGAATAGTATATCCTTCAACTTTCATGGTAGTTTCTATTCGAGATTCTATCAAGTTAGGGAAGAATGTTGAATGAGGTCCCAGTAAAATTATCTTCATCGCGTCTCTCGACGCATGAGTTAATTTAAACGGGAAATCATCAATCATTTTACACACTAACTGCGTTGTTCCAACTCACCCTTTTTCAAGGGCGTCGGAAAACAATGCAGGAAGACGTGAACTATTTCTCAAAGCCAATACTAAATTTGCAGGACCAAGTGGAGAAAACTCCTCAAGGGGACCACAAATCCTCTTCGCAAATTCAAAGAGTCCAACTGGGGATACTAGAGACTTAGGTTTCGAAATATCAACTCCAAGTTGTTCCATTATATAAAGATAGGAATTAGCTACAGATGTATCGGCGATAACAATGTCATCACCTAGAAGAGCGTACTTATCAAAGTCGGATAAACCGACTCTGAGTGCCGCCACCTTAACTAACACGTGATGTGTTAATGCAAGTGAGGCTCAAGAGCTCAACGCACCCATAGGCTGTCCTACACTATAATAATATGGTTTACAATTCAGATGTCAACCTCTCTTAACCAAGAGACGTTCTCACCAGTGGAAGTAATTAACTCCGAAGAATAAGTTCAACACCTGAACCTGCACTTTAATAGGCAGTCGATCAGTAGCTGCACTTAAATCAAAAGAATAAACAGTTCCTTGTGTCCTCAGGGAGGCCAACCTCTTTAAAGGTTTGGCTTGATCAAAAGTCCCATCTGTCGGTAACTGGCGGAGAACTTCGAATATACTATCATGGATTGGTTTCAATAAACATTGAGTCCAATAATCCGTAATAGCAAATACTCTAATTTTTCCTGCCGGCTCTATCTTTTTGGATAGACGCCCTAACAGAAGAGGTCTTGATCACCCGAGGAAGCGATGCATAAGAAATGGTATTAAACACATAATTCCAGACGCAATAGACATACCCAGAACCTTTCAATTCTTGGAGTGATAAGATAAACACGCAAAAGAAAGGGCCACAATAGGCTCTTTCCAATAAGCGAGTGCATCTAATCCACATCCAAAGATTGATTGGGGATGGTTAGGTCCTGCTGATGTAATTATAGGAAGTCGTCCTAGACTAAATGGTCTAGGAGACGGGAGTTCTTTAACTCCCAGTTCCAGCTCTTGTAAATCTCAAGTTACTCTATTCTTAGGTCCGTCAGTTATTGTTGATAACTTCAGGGTCCCAGGAAAGGAGATCACTCTATATATAGAAAGCAAGGTAAGAACTGCTCGCACTACGCCAACTTCTCGAGACATTATTTGATCTCGAAGATTGATTGGAAGTATTGCAGGTAGTCCTTCTCTTGTTACTCGTATATTCGGTTTCCCGACTTGGTATTTATCCTTCGCCAGATACTTCATCAAGCAAATATGACATTCCTTTAAATATTGGACGGTGAATTTCTTACCGTTTATATCTATTAGTTTGTTTATCCGCTCGAGAAGTACCGTTAATTCCGTTTTCACGAAACTGACTCTGTAAAACCAGATTACAAGGCGTAAATATCTTGAAAACTCGTCTGGTCTAATAACCACTCGAGAATTCGCAATATTACGTTTCCCCTTATCCAAAGAAAATGCCGCCATAAACGTTTGTAAAAATGTTTTGAAAGCTTTAATTTATTTAAGGGTCTTGAATAGTGGTCAGCAAATTTGGGAGGTGCTAACACCCAAACGCCCGACAGATACGATCTCTCAGTTACCACTCCTATCCAAGGGTACCATCCGGTACCTGGGTTCTTTATATGTAGAACAACAGAGGATAAGGCTAATCTATCTAAGAAATTAGATATGAACTTGCCTCCAGACAGACTCCTCACTCATCACCTTATGAGTGTAAACACACTTAAGGTAGCCGCTGGGATGAAATATC